AAAATGTAATGCTTGATGTGTTCACGTTAAACGTGAAGTTTAACGATTTACCCCCACTTGTAATGTGATAAAAAGGATTACCATTATTAAAAGTACACGTTGATGAGCCCAGTGTAAGCGTTACAGAGTTTTCAGATATACCAAAACCAGCTCCGGTGATACTATAATTTGCGGAGTCAAAAACACCGTTAATTAACTGGATAAAATTTGAACTCTGGTTTAGTGCTGACCCCAATGCCCATCCCGAACTTACGCCGTTTACGTCTACTCGAGAATTTAATGTCACCCCATTCGTCGTCAACGTCAATCCCGACGTAGACCCCGACAGCGTGATAGCACCCGTGTACGTCCTTGTCAGCCCTGTCGCAGGCAGCGTCACGTTGCCGTGAATACCAACAATAGCTGTGCTGCCTGCCAGCGTCACGTTGCCCACCAACGGGCCTGCAATGGTCAGAGACTTCATCCTGATGCCGCCAGTGACAGCGTTCACCGTGGCTGTGTAGGCTGTGGCGTTGGACAAGCTGTCGAAGACAACATCATCATGGCTTCTCGGCACAGACGCGCCTGAGCCGCCACCAGACGACGTAGACCACCGCGCGGTGTCGCTCCAGTTGCCTGTGCCACCAACCCAATAGCGCGTGCTGTCGGCTGGCTTGGCTGTGCGGTAGACAGGCGCTGCCGCCGTGCCTGTGCTGTTGGCACCAGCGTAGAACTCACCAGGGCTTGTGGCAGCAAAGCCAATGCTACCCATCGCAAGGTAGTCAATGCCGCTGGTACAGGCTCCTGCGAGGATGTGCGAGGTGCCTGTGCCGGTTAGGGTGACGACGTTGCCTGCTGTGCCCGTCACCGTCCATTTGCCGAAGGTCTGCGTTGTGGTGCCAAGGGCAATGGTGTGAGCTACGGTTTTGGTGCTGGCAAGTTCTGTGAATTGGTTGTTGCCGTTGATGGTGAGGGTAGATGTGCCGGTGGTGCCGCCGATGGTGAGTTTGTTGTATGAGAGGCCGCCACCCTCGAAGGTGCGGGCAGAAGTGCTGGTGTTGGATAGGACGATGTCAGCGGTGCCTTTGTAGAAATTCACACTGGTACTACCGGACCAAACAACAGAAGTTCCCGCTAGCGTCCATGTGCCAGAGCCCATTCTAAGACGCGTACCGGCCGAAGCTGTAAAACTTGCGGCAGTCACGTTGTACGTAACGGCATCGAACTCACCTGTATTTAGATTAAAAGAACGTGTAGCTAAAGCTATTGCCGCCGCAAGTTGCAGTTTTGATTCCGGTGATTTGTTTATTTGTATCGCGCCACCGCCCCAAGAAGCGCCATTTAAATTAATAGTCTGTGTTTTATTACCGGAAAAAGAGGAGAACGCACCGCCCGTAGTAATTGTTACAGAGGAAGAAAAAGTAAGATCGCCATAAAACTTATGATCGTCAGTTATGCCAGTGCTAAACGTCATCGCACTAGTCCGTGCCGACGCATCAAACGTTCCGATGTTCCAAACAGTATTGATCGTCACCGTCCCTGCACTACCTGTGTCATCAAACACCGCCGTGTCTTGCGCCAACGGGAAGTTGTTGATGTCAGGACTGCCTCCAGAGCTTGGTGCCCAAGCGGTAGCGCTCCAGCTCTGCGCCCCTGCAAGGTTCCAATAGACGGTCTTGGCCGCAGGGAAGGTGATGCCGCTGTTGCCGCCACAGTCGCCTGCACGGGTCGGAGAAGAGCCTGCTGCGGTGCCGGTGATGGTGATGTCGCGGAAGTCGCAATCGTCGGCACTGAGCGTGCCGACTGTGAGGGTGCGGGTGGTGCCGAGGGTGTTGGAGCGGACGAAGATGCGACGGACGGCTGTGGCACCGGCGACGGTGAGGGTGCCGGTGATGGTTTGGTTTCCAACCAAAGCTAATTGTGTTAAACCAGCAGAAGTGGAGGCAGTTAATGTTAAATTATTAAATGTATTTGTACCTATTACGCTGTGGGTAAGCAAACTTGAGGAAGCTCCTGTAAAAGACACATTATAAAGTGTCAGTCCACCGGCATCTAAGGTTATATTGGAAGCCGTCGAAGACATATTTAATTGCGATGTCCCCGCATTAAATGTCAAGTTTACTATGACAGATGTATTAAAAGCAACTCCTGTTCCACTCAACGTCACCGTACTCGACCCCAGCGTTATCGCCCTGACGTTGCTGTTGCTGGACGACAGAGAACCTGCGGTGACGTTGTAGTTCTTGGTGTCGAAGGTGCCGTTGGTGATGGTGAGGGTGTTGGAACCGATGTTTAGCGCGTCAGCGAGTTCAACGGTGCCGCCGTAGGTGTCGACTGTGATGCCACCGGCAAATGTTTTGCCTGCGCTAGTGATGGTCTGCGTGTTTCGGCCAGAGAACGTTAGAGTAACAAAGCCTGTAACGGAAGTGCCCGAACCGTTTGTCCAGTTACCGTAACACGTTGTCCCAACGTTCATTGTAATAGTCATCGCGTTTGTTCGCGTTGACATGTTTACGCTGGATATGTGCGTTGCCAAAGCAGAATCAATCTGCACCGTAGCCGACGTATTCAACCCCGTGTTCTCAATGACAGCGGTATCCTGCGCCAACGGGAAGTTGTCTGTGCTGACACCAGCACCAGAGCTTGCGGCCCAAGCGTTGGCAGACCAGTTGCCGCCAGCAGCCAAGTTCCAATACACCGTCTTTGGCGTGCTGAAGGTGATGCCTCTGCATCCTCTCAAGTCGCCAACACGAGTGCCGCTGATGGGCGCTGCTGTGCCGATGACGTAGAGGTCTCGGAAGTCTGCGTCGGTCAGGCTCGGGGCTGCGTTGATGGTGAGGGTTTGGGCGATGCCGTAGGTGTTTGAACGAAACCAGACTCTGCGGTTGCCTGCGGTGCCGGTGGTGGAGAGGGTGCCGTTTACGACAACTTGCGGAGCATTAATATTTAACTGGACCACACCAGCCGTTGCCGGTCCAGCAACAGATATATTGTTGAACGTTGAACCAGATTCCGCAGAAAAAATGCTTCTTGTATTTGCGGTCGTATTAGTATACGAAAGATTGTAAAAGGTTTGACCTCCTGAACGTACCTCAGCAGTTGTACCGCTCACATTGATTTGTGAAGTCCCGGCGTTGAACGTTAGATTTGTCGGCGTCAAAAAATCAACAGGTTGATTTGCACTAAGAGTAAGTGTAGATGAACCAAGAGTAATAGTGCGAATATTGTTATTAGTGGAAGAAAGAGCAAATGCTGTGATGCTATAGTTTGCCGTATTAAAAGTGCCCTGAGTTACAGTAAGTGCATTACCGCCAATATTCAGCGCATCCCCCAACGTCACAGTGATGCCTGACCCGTTGATCGTCACTGGCCCCAGCGTCTTCCCTGCCGTCGTCAACGTCCCTGTACCGTTCAACGTCAGCGTACCGCTGTACGTCACCGTCATCCCTGCCACGAGCGTGACGCTGCCAGATACGGTGATGGCTGCACTACCCGCCAACGTCCCCGTAAACCCTGTGCAGTTGATGGACTTGGCACCAGTGTTGCCGCTGGAGATGGTGCAGGTGCCGGTGGACAGGTTCGTGAAGAAAACGTCATCAGCGCTGGTAGGAACGCTTGCCCCGCCACCGCCGCCAGACGTAGTTGACCACTTGGTTCCGGCAGTGCCATCCCAAGCTGCTGTACCACCAACCCAGTACCTGTCAGCCATCTCTTACACCTTGTAGTACCAGACGCCGTCGATCTCAACCAGCTTGGCTCCCGCAGGCGGAACGCCCTCTAGTTTCTGATACATCTCACCAGCAATCTCTTTGGTCGTCTCAGGCTCCGGTGCAGGCGGCGCAGTCACCACAGCAATCCAGTTGTCTCGACGTTGCTCCTTCATCGCCTCAATCTCAGCTTCGCTGAAGCCGTGGTCATCAGGCAGATGAAGGGCATCGGCAAACTTGCCGTGAGGAGTGTCGAAGGAGAAATCGATTTTGATCATGGCTTAAAAGCAAAACACCCGCCTAGACGGGTGCCTTTTCAGAGTTGTTGAAGATCAGGCTGCGTCGAGGCTGAAGGTGTAGGTGACGTTCAACGTGTCCCCACTCGCCACACTCCGATCACCCGGCGCGGCAAAATCCGCCGCAGAGAACAGCGTGCCCGTCGTCCCGCCCTTGGTGTTGTTGGACGTCAAGAACGCGCCGCCGACGACTGTCGTGCCGTTGATGTTGAACGCCGCAGGAGAAGCGCTGTTCGTGATCACCGAAGGGTCCGCCGTTGTGGCTGTACCAAAAGTGCACGTTGGCCGGTTGGCGTTGCTGTACGCGGTGACTTCAGTCCAGCCGATATGGCTGAGCATCGTGTCCCCCGCTGCGGGGTTGTTGGACGACGCCGCGCCATACAGACCGATGTACCAAGTAGTGACCTGTGAGCCGTTACCAAGCGCCGCAGCGTTCATGTACTGCAACCCCTCGTTTACAACGAGGTTGTGAGACTGCGTCTCCCACTTCAGGTTGCCCTGGGGGTCATGGCATGTGATCTTGAAGACACCGCCCGCTCTGGATTTGTCGAACATGATGGTTTCCTATGCAAAGCGCAACAGCGCAGAAGCGGCTGTTGCCGCAGGGAGTTGAATGGTGAAGGTACCTGACGCCGTCTTATCCGCACCAAAGTCCAGCACCGCGATGGCGCGGTTGGCCTTGGTCTCGTTGTAGATCAGCCCGCCCCGGCAGACGAACGAGGCGTTGGTGAACACCGGGTTGTCGAAGGTGACGTAGGCCGTCGTACCGGAGAGGAGGACTTGGACATTGACGAGGGGGATACCACCCGCGATGTACCCCGCACCAGACACTTCCCCCGTGGCAGTGTAAACCGTCGTGGCTTGGCTCAGGTTTGCCGCAGCGGTGTAGAGCGCGAGCTTCAGCGTGTCAGTGTCGAGGTCATGAATACCAAGCCAAGACTCCTGCTTGAACGACGAACACATGCCTTGGAGGATAGGCATCACACACCCCTTACCGTTTCAACATGTCCGGGCACAACCACGAAGTGGGGCATTTACTTCACCGGATTCCGTACTTGGCCACTGCGGTAGGCATCCATGCGGTTCTTGCCGTCACCCAAGTTCTTGAGCAGCAGGAACGACTCATTGAACTGGTTCTGGTACATCGTCATGATGTCCGCCTCTTCCTTCATGAACCGACCCGCTTCAACCATGACCGCGTTGAACAGCACCGACTCAAAGTTGTCGCCAATCCATGACGTACCCGCAGTAGCGATGCTCTCGGGGTAGTAGAAGTAGTGCAGCTCCGCCTTGTACCCCGCCACAGGTGTCGGGCCCAGGATGAACGTCAGCTCGGTCGGCAGGTTGTACACCGGGCCGAAGAGCGCGTAATAGCGCGGCACGCCCGTCGTCGCCGGGTTCGGGTACGACTCCCGAATGAAGTTGACGTCCTTGTTCAGCAGGAACGTGTACTCTCCGCCTGCGGCAGGAAACACCGCCATCGAGAAGACCGACAAGAAGTCGTTGGGGGCAGCGAGGTACTGGTTGCCCGCGCTCAAGTCGCCCGTGACGTTCTTGCGGAGCGCCGGGAGCTGTACGCTGTTGTAGATCTTGTCCTCGGCCAGCCTCGTCAGCGTGGCAAAGTCCGTGGCCGAGAACGTGTTCTCGACGCTATCCTCAACAGCGGTCTTGAGCTGGGTGTAGTTCACGCCATCGGTCCTCGGGCCATGAAGCCCTTGGTCTGAGCCTTGCCGCCCCGGACCTTGATCCCGGAGGTCTTCACCGGCGGGCAGGGGGCGGTCGACTCAGCACCGACAACAAGGCGCGGGGGAGTGCGCTCAGCGACGCCCACAACGGGCGTAGGGACCGGCTTGGCCTTCATCATGGGTTCACCCCTTCTTGCGCCCGACAGCGCCTTGGTTGCGTGCGCGGGCCATGTTGCGGCCCATATCCTGCGCCATTTTCGTGGTGACACCGCCCTGGGCGAGCTTCGCGCCGGGGCCGTGCGCCACATTGGGGGGCTTCTTGGCATGCGCCCGGAGGGCCTTCATCGCGTCTTTCATCTTGAACTCCTTCGGGCTGCGCCCGCTTGAATGATACCGCCGACCAGCGGTTTAGGGAACTGGGAGATAGTTGATGCGGACTGCTCCGCCGCCACCGCTACCCGAATTTGCAACAACACCGCCTGCGCCGACAACAACAGGATACGTAGTTCCGGGGGTGACTGTCAGGAATGTCCAGCGAAGTCCACCACCGCCGCCACCGCCACCAGCCGACGCTGATAAACCAGAACCGCCACCGCCACCGCCGTACAACGCCCCGTTCTGACCTACAGAGGTTTCTCCGCCAGAACCCCCTCCGCCGAATCCGCCCCCTGTGCCGTTTGCGCCCTGCCCACTCAGACCTACGCCACCGCCACCAACTCCGTATGAAAGAAACGCGCCGCCGCCGCCCGCGCCGCCGCCAGTCCCTGCAACTCCGCCAAGACCAAGATAGCTGCCGCCATTTCCACCGTTACCTGCGTACCCGCCCGCCCCGCCACCGCCGCCAGAAAAAATACTTACCCTGTTACTGCCTGCACCGCCGTTACCGCCAAAGACAGTTGCGCTTAACGTAGTGCCCGTCCCTCCTGCACCGCCGCCAGTACTTGCCCCCGCGCCGCCGCCACCCGCAAAAAACGTGTCAAAACTAGACGCAACTCCCGAATTTCCAGTACCCGCAACAGGTCCGCCACTTCCTCCGCCGCCAACACACAAGACATACACCTGCGTGACACCTACCGGAGCCGTCCAAGCGTACGTACCGGGCGTGGTAAAGAGTACGGAAGTCCACGGCGCAAAAGTCACCTGACCAACCTGTCCTACACCAACAAGCGTATTCGGTGTCAACGGGTCAGTGAAGTCTCTCGCACCGCCAATCGGAGCCCAACCCCACTGGATGACCAGCATCCCTTCGCTGACGTTGTTCAACGCGTTGACACCGGACTGGAACCAAGTGTTGGTGTCCGGACGGGGGTTGCGAATAGCCTGCGGATCTGCAATTGGGTACATACCCAACTGCAACTGCGGCTGATCCGGCGTCCAGCACTGCGGACAAGCTTTGATCTGTGTCTCTTTCGTCTTGACGACGAGGTTCTTCAATCTCCTTAGAGGAAACCTAAAAGAACACACATCACAGAACCCAAAAGCGTTCTTACCGTTAGCAAAACGGTTAGCCATTTACATCCTCCGCATGCTCAGGATAGCGACGGAGGTACTCTTCTTTCCAGCTAGCGCCGTAATTGCGCTTCATGTTAGAGAGTCGTGCTGCGCGTTTACGGTTTTCTATTTGTTCAGGCGTACACTTGTAGCCGACAGGTCCACCTTTACCTACACGCGCAGCGATGGCTTTGGCTCGGTATTCAGGGTCTTTCCAAAGCACGGCAGCGGCAACGGATTTTTTGGTGCGTGTGGTCTCTGTGTAGATGTTCCTACCATCTGTACATACATACAGATTTTCGGTAGGCTGTAGCTTTTCAATCCACTGTTTTTCGAGCACCAGCAACTCTTCTGGCGCACACTGTTGGAGCAGTCGCGCAGTAAACGCTTTTGCACCGTGCTCTTGAAACGTAGCTAGCATACGCTTGTACGTCTGCTGCTCTGGCCTACGCTTCATGTCATGGAAGTGCAAACTTATCCGGTAACGGGTACGCCGGGAAGACCCGACGTAAGTTCCGCCCGTTACGGTATCCGTCAACAAGTACACTCCACAGACATTTGGCATGTCGATGTGGGAAAGATTGCTTTCAGAGTATTGACGTACGCCCATGCGAACTCCTAGCTGGAAAGCCAAGATTCTCGCAGATGTCACTGCGAAACACAAGGGGGCGTGGACGAAGTTCATGAGATAAACATCTGACGCGGGACGAACCGCACTGCTGCTTTCTCGCGGTCCTCTGAACTGGCGCGGTCCCAATCCGCGTCGTACTGCTCCTTAAGGACAGGGAGACGGTCGATAGCACCGGGGATCTTGAGGCCCAAGTAGTACGCCAAACCAGAGACCAAACACGGGAGGAAGCGGAAGGGGATGTCCTGCGTGTAGCCACCGCCAGACCCTGCGTCTTGGACCCTTCGCAAGTACCAGTAGACGAACTGGTAGACGCCCGTCTGATCCGGCGTAGGCCACACGGTGATGCTCGGTGAAGCCGTTGCCCCCGGCGAGTAGCTGCTGCCCGCAGGGTACGTCGCATTGGAGTTCCGGTTCACCAGTACCTGAATGGGCCGCGCCTGCTGGAGCTTGTTGGGGATGGACGAGTAGGTAGAGATCGAAATGCGCGTGATGGTCAGGTCAGCCTGCGTACTGACGTTGCCTGCACCGGTCCTGATGACGTGTTCGAGGAGGTCGACGGTGTCAGAGGGCAATGGGTAGGTGTTGACGCCTTGGGTCAGGTTGATGACCGCTTGGTTGAACGTCCACATGTTCACACCACGGTTCGCCCAGTCTGCGAACAGCAGGTTCAGCGATCTCCGCGCCGTGCGCAAGTCATAACCCGTGCGCAGCTCAGCACCACAGCGCTCGAAGGCTTCCTCGACCGCTTCGTTGAGGTCAAGGTTGAATGTTGTGGTGCCGGAGGTAGTCACTTCTTGAACCCTTTCAGCGTCTGCGCCAGACGCGCACGCTGACCCATCTTACCGGGAGCCTTGGCGGCTGCGGCGAGTTTCTTGGCTGGGATGGGCTTGTCGCCCTTGACACCAAGGGATTTGCGCAAAGAACCCGGGGACTTTATGGCTCCTGCGATCCAATTCTTCGCCATCATGCACTCCGTTTCTTCCCCGAAGGACTCACCGGCCAAGACTGCCTAGCAGGGCCCGTTTTGCGCTGCGCCATCGTCTTGCGCTGGGCAGCGGAGAGCTTACTCGCGGCTTTGGCAGGGCGGCATGCGGGATAGGCGCGGGAGGACTTCTCCTCCCCTGAGCGACCGCAGGCCTTGCCCGTCTTCACGTCGACCCACTTCTCGCCAAACCACTTGCCGAGTCCGCCCTTAGCCACGCTTCACCCGGTTGTCAGCACCGCCCCAAGACCCACCGCGCTTCTTGTACTCCTTCGCGGCCCACGCGTTGGCGTAGGCGCTCGGGTACACGTCGAACTTGCTTTTGGCCTCAGACTTGACCTGAGACCACAAAGAGGCATTCTTGGGAGTTGATTTCGTCTCGCCGCCCTTGGCGTATCCCGGGGCCGAAGCCCGGGACTTGATCAACTCGGGGCGGATACATCCCATGCCACGGGACGCGCGCATCAGACGTACCTTGCCTTCTTGCCGCGAGTCTCGCACCCGCCACCCTTGGTCATGCCGCCCTTCTTGTAATCCGCCATGCGTTCATCAGCCCGATCAGCAGTGCGGCTGCGGAACGGTCTGGACTCTGCCATGGATTTGGGCAGCGGAGAAGGTGCAGGCGGCGGTGCTGATTCAGCTTTGGGCTTCGGTGCTGATTCAGCTTTGGGCTTCGGTGCCGGGGTAGGCTTGGGGGCTGGAGGACGCGCACTGCGAAAGACCCCGCCAGTCTTGGGTGGGTCGGGGTACAGCGAAGAAGGTTCCTTGCGCTCAGGGGCCGCTTTGGCCGCTGCGCGACGCTCCATTGCGCCCTTGACGGCTTCGCTCGCCTTCGATGCTGCGCCCTTGACAGCTTCGCCTGCCTTCGATGCTGCGCCCTTGGCCGCTTCGCCTGCCTTCGATGCTGCGCCCTTGACAGCTTCGCCTGCCTTCGACGCCATCCCAGCGACCTTCGGAGCCGTTTTCATGGCTCCTCGAACAGCCAATGGCCCAGCAAGCGCGCCCGACGTGGTCAGCAGTCCCATCTCCAACGGGCTCATCCGCCGCTCAGTCGAAGCAGACGGTGCCTTGGCAGCGCTTTTGGGGATCTCTGCACGTCCAGACGTCGTGTCCTTGTCACTGGCCGTCCTGCCTGCGGCCATACCGCGCCCGGAGCCCGCAGCGGCTTTGGAGCCGATCTCTCGACCCTGCTCTTCAGCGGTCTTGGTGCTGTAGGGCTCGCCATTGAACGTGAAGGTCTTCCGGCCTTCACGCTTGGCTTCGTTGAAAGCCTTTTGGAACGGGGTCATAGTAGCCATCTCACACCTTCCTTCCTCTGGTAGGGCCCTTGGTTATGCAACCGTCGGCCCGAGTCACACCGCCGTTGGTGTACTTCTTGGGAGCAGGTTTGCGCTTGCTGGGCGGGGGTGGCGCAGGGGGCTGCGGTGGGGTCGGCTTGCCGTCCTTGTAGTCCGGGTCAGGGACCATCTGCCATCCAGATCCGCTTTTCGTTGCCATCTTGAACTCCAGTGAGGGTCAGCCCGGGTTGGGGCGGTTCTTGAGATTGTCGATCTTGACTTCGAGCCTGTCAAAGCGTTCGAGCAACTCTTTCATGTCCTGACGAAACTCTGCGCGGGTGAGATGGTCCCGGGCAACTTCCTCGCGTGTCCTGTTCAACAGGATGCTCAAGCGGTCAAGTTCACGGAACTTAGCGGCCATGAAGAACGCCACCACGCCCAATAGCACCGTCAGGAGGGTGTTCCATAGGAGCGTCGCATCCATTTCAGCACTTCCATGCACGCAAGGATTTGTTGATACGGGAGTTTGGGTCTTTTGCCGTTTTGGAGCTTGTCAGCTTCGCCTTCATGCCTTTCATCCGGGCACAAAAGGAGTCACGACGAGGCCCGCCTTCAGGCTGCGGGGCCTTCAACCCCGGCTTGCCCGGGTTGGCTGCGTTGTAGCTGGCGCGGCCTTTGGCGTTGAGACCCCCGGCTTCAGACTTGCCTTCCTTACGCGTCCACGCAGGTGTCTTAGCCATAGAAAATGGTGACTTTGGCCGAGGTAGGCAGCGTCACATAAACGCCGTTTTCAAACAGAATCCCCTCTCCGGGAATCAAGTTGGCAAAGGGGTTGTTGGTGTTTGCAGGGACATTGAAGCGCAAACGCTCAAGCCCCGTAGCGGTGCCATCGGTGAAGATGATGTCACCGGCTGTACCACCAGAAAGGCACTGGTAGCCTTTCAGCCGCACCCGCCCCGAAACAAGGGAGCCCGTAGCTTCTAGGTGCGCTGATTTGACGTCAGTCTGCATCATGGTGAACTCCAATAGGAGAACGCCCCCGGAGGGGCGTCAACGTCAGTCTTGGAAGGCGGTCGGGTTCACTGAACCATCAGGCTGACGCTGGACGTAGCTCACCGTGACGACAATCTGTCCCGACGTGGCGTTGCCCGTCGTCGCCGTGAACGTGGCTTGAAGCATGACATCAGAGGTGCCGATGTTGTCGCAGTCGTCCACTTGAAGCCCCGCGTCGACCGTAGCCTGAGCCGCACGGCCCTTGGTCGTTGCCAGATTCACCGACTCCAGATACTGGTTGTCGTCCGACGCATTGCCCACAATCATCGCAACCTGCGAGATGGAGTTGCCCGCCAGCGCCACGGTCTTGTCGGCGATGATCGAGACGATCTTCGACCCCGCAGGCAGCGTGAACAAATTCTGAGCCGGAGCCGCAGAAGTCAACGCCACACCCGACATGTTGATGGTAGCGGACTGCGTAAGCAGCACCAGACCCGTATTGCGGCCAGGGTTGTAGCGCTGGGTGCCCGAGCGGAGCGGGCCGGAGAAGGTTGAGAAGCTCATGGCTTTTCCTCAGTTGTGCCTACCGTCGTGAGGGGCGTCTGCCGGGACAGTCGATAGGCCGGTCATGGTGCCCGGGGGCCCTTGCGGGCGTAGCCCGAGCCTAGCACAGTCTCGGACAAAAGAAAAGGCCCCCGAAGGGGCCTTGGATCACGCCGGAGCCGCTCAGCTCGCGCCGGGGGAGCCGTACACGCCCAGCGGGTCAGACCAGCCGAACGAGTAACGCTCGCGGGCCTTGTAGCGGTTGTTCCCCGTGTCGAAGTCAGCGTCCATCGAGGTGGACATCGGGACGCGCACGAAGTGCTTCAGGCCGTTCGGAACGTCAGTGGTCAGGAACCACGCGTTCGGGTCGGTCAAGAAGTGGTTGACGGTGTACCCTTCCGGGATCGAGCCGTTGTTCTTCAGCGCGTTGATGTCGTTGTCGGTGGTGCCGACGCGGAGGTTGGTCTCCAGCAGGCGGGTTGCGACGAACATCAGGGCCGGGGGGATGATCAGCTTCCGGGGCTTGGCAGCGATCAAGAGGCCCTTCTCATCCGTCCACGCAGCGATCTGGATCACTGCGTTCTCCAACGCGGTCTCGTTCAGGTCCGTAGCCACCGAAGGACGGTTGCTGTTGGTACCCCCGGAGACCAGCGGGTGGGCAGCGCTGAACAGCGAGACACCATCACCGCCCGGGAAGGCAGCGTTGAAGCCGTTGTTCAGGATGTTCGCAGCCTTGACCTGCTTGCTGTAGGCCATAGCCCGAGCCAGCGACTTGGTGTAGCGCGTGCTCAGACTGTCGTACAGGTTGTCTTCCATCGCCTCTTCGGTGATGGAGAAGCCCATAGCGATGGTCTCGTGGTTGTAACGAGCGGTCCAGGCTTCCTGCGCGTTGTCATACGCAATGGCCTGACCTTCGTACTTCACCGGAGCGGCAGAGAAACCAGCGAGCTTGGTCTCCTCTTCGAACGAGCGGTCGGAGGTCTCCGTTTCGTAGATCTCCTTGTGCTCCTCGGCGTAGCGCTTGTACTCCATGCCGAACAGAGCGTTCAGACCGGGGAGAAGCTCCTTGAGGAGCTGTGCACGAGAAATTGCCATGATTCAGACTCCTCAGACGCCAGCGGCGAGCAGGTACGAGTGATAGCCAAAGTTCCAGCCGACGATGACTTCGGGGTAGCCGA